TTTGTAAACCATGGTCGCGCTGAACGCCAACAGCGCGAAGGCACGGCCCAACGGTGTGCCGGCCAGGAACCCCAGCAGCCTGGTCAACCCGGACCACAGCAGGCCCGCGCCGCCCCGCAGCAGGGCGAACGCACGTGCACCCATGCCAGCGCCCAGCGCCAGGCGCGCGAACACAAAGCGCACCAGCATGGCTTTGCCCGCCAGGATGGCCAGGGGCACCAACAGCATGCCCACTGCGGCCAGTAGGGCAGACACCGCCACGGCCGTGCCCAGCACCCACTTCACGATGTTGGGGTTTTCTTGCACCCACTTCGTGAACGATTCGATCAGCGGGTTGACTCTTTGCAGCAGCTTCAACAGGGCAGGGGCCAGGGTCTCCCCGATGGACGAGCCCAGGTTGAACGCCCGGTTCTTCGTCATCTGCCACTGCGCTGACAGCGCCGCATTGCGGGCCGCAGCCTCGCGGGCCATCGAGCCCTTGGCGCCCGCGCCGTTGGCCAGCTCGCGCTGGCGGGCCAGTTCCTCTGGTTTGTCCACCAGCTTGGCCAGCGTGTCCGAATGCTCCAGGCCCACCAGCTCCACCATCACGCCGATGCGCTGGTCGCTCGGCAGCTTGCCGATGGCCGCAATGATCTTGTCCATGGTGGCCATGGCGTCGGTGCTCATGCCCTTCTGCACTTCTTCCGTGGTCAGGCCCAGCTCGCCCATGGCGGCCTTGAACTTCTTGGTGCCCTTGGTAGCGGCCGCGAACTTCTGCACGATGGCGTTCGCTGCGGTGCTGGCCGTTTCTGCCCGTTCGCCCAGTGTCAGCAGCGTGGATCCCAGGGCGGCAGAGTCCTGCGCCTTCATGGCCACGGTGGACACCACACCGCTGGTGCGGTTCAGAAAGTCGATGATGTCCGCGCCCTTGCTGATGGCGTTGTCGTCAAGGTAGTTGATGGAGTCCGCCAGGCCGCGAATGCTGGTCAGCGGAATCTTGAAGTTCTTGGCCACCTTCCCCATGGACTCCGTTACCTGATCGGGTACAGCGTCGAATGCGGTGGCCATTTCGCTGGCCAGCAGGGTGAACTCTTTCAGCTCGCTGGTGGGCACCTCCATGCGCGCGGCGGCCGTCATCATCTTGGTGATTTCGGTGGTCGCCATGGGGATGCGGCCCGACAGCTCGCGCACGTCGCGCTCGGCCTGGCGGTACACCTCGGTCAGCTGGCCCATTTCGTCCCGTGCGCCTGGCGCCTGGCGCGCAATGCCCAGCATGGCGTCTTCGTGCTGCGAGTAGCTGGCCACCGGCCCCAGGCCCATCTGCACGCCCCGGCGGCCGGCCGCCTGCATGGCAATGCCCGCACCGGCCGCCATGCCCGTGTGCATCATTGCCTTGGCGTGCTGGTCGCGCAGGGTCTGCAGCTGGCGCTGCTGGGTGGCCAGGCGCTGCAGCTCGGCCCGCTGCTTGCCCATGGCGGCCGTGGCGCCCTCAATGTCGGTTTTCAGGCGGGCCTGGGCGGCGCTCAGGTTGCCGGTGATGCCCATGCCGTTGAGCGCGGACCGCGCTTTGACGGCCGCCGCCTTCTGCAGCTCCAGGGCCTCGGCCAGCTTGCGCACTCCGTTTTCCTCGCGCTTGAGCTGCGCGGCCGTGGCGGTGCCGCTGGCGCGCATGCCATCGAGCAGGCCCTGTTTCACCTTGAGCGCGTTGTTCAGGCGGGCCAGTTCGGCGGCCTGCTTTTGCACGTTGGCCACAGCGCCTTGCTGGTCGTTCAGTTCCTTGAGGCGGTCGCGGGCCGCTTTGAGTGCGCGGGCGGTTTCCCCGCTGGCGCCGCTGATGCGCTTCATGGGCGCGAGCACGCGCTCGGCCATGTCCAGCACCACGCTCAGGCGCAGTTGGTCAGCCATGGCGCACCCCCTGTGGGCAGGCCTGGCCAGCACGGCAAAGGGTCAGCGGGTGGGGGCGGTTTGTGCCAGCAGCGCGTCGGCTTCGGCCAGCTCGGCAGCGCGTTGCGGCGCCTGCATGGCGTCGCGGTGCTGAGCCCACAGGTACACCGGCAACAGCAGCACGCCCAGCGCCACCACGGCCAGGGCGGCAATCAGCAAGAAGGACAGGGCGGTCAAGATCATGGTTCATTGTTGCACACAGGGAAGGGCGGGGTTCAATCCTGAGGCTCGTAGCGGGCGCGGGCTCGCTCGCGCCACTCCATCAGCTCGGCCAGGGTGAAGCCGGCCATATCGGCCGGCGTCCAGTGAAACACCATGGCCAGGTCGGCCATGGCGTTCTCTACGCGGTCTGGAAGTCCGACTTCTGTTCCTTCGTCAGCAAAAAACCGATCACCACCGATCCAAGGTTCACCAGATCGGCGGGGTCCAGGCTCGCCATTTCCTGCTTGTGCAGCATGGGCTGCGTGATGCGGGGCAGCACCGCCTGCAGCGCGTCCACCTTCATCTGCAGCAGCTCGGTAAGGCTGACGCCGCGCAGTTCGCCTGATGTGGGCTTGCGCAAGGTCACCTTGTCGATAGTGAGCGCTCCGCGCTTGATCGGCGTTTCCAGCGTGACGGTATTGTCTGCTGCTGTATTGCTGGTGCTGCTGGCCTGGGTGGTTTCGGTGTTGGGTGTCGTCATGATTTGTCTGGTGTGATTTGTATGGGTGTCCCGCCCCTCGCGGGGCTGCTATCGAGGTGGGGCAGCGTCAGATCCCCAGCGCGTTGCGCACGCCTTCCAGGCGATCAATGCCGTCCACCACTTCGACCATGTTCACCATGTCGATTTCGATCAGCACTTCGTTGTCGATGGACAGCTTGTAGTAGCTCAGTGCGCTTTTCACGGTGAACTCGGTCTTGTCGCCCGCCTTGGCCTTGCCATGGTCGATTTCCGTATGGCGTCCGCGCACCACCACTTCAAGCGCTTGGATTTCCTCGCTGTCGTCGGACTGCAGGGCAGCGGCAAAGCGCAGGCCTACAGCGTCGTGCTTCATGGCGCCCCATTGCGTGAGCACGTCGCGCAGGATGCCGCCCGCCTTCCATTCGAGCTCCAGGCCCTCCATGCCAAAGTCGGCCTTGATCGGTCCGCCCATTCCGCCGGCGCGCCAGTCCTCGGTCTTGCGGGTGAGCTTGGGCAGCGTCACTTCGTCCACTTCGCCCAAGTAGGAGAGGCCCTCGTTAAAGAGCGTGAAATTCTTGATCTTGCGTGGCAGTCCCATGATGGTTTTCCTTCAATGTGATGGGGTGGACGGATCAGCGGCCGGCGGCCACGCGGGCGGCGAAGTCGGCAAAGTAGCGGTCTGTGATGCGCTGGCGGAACGTGAGGTCTTCAATCGGCGGGATGGGCGTGTAGTCGTAGTCAATCACCAGCTTGCCGGTCTTGAGGGTGGCGCTGGTGTTGATTTCTTCGTCGTACCAGGCGCTGCCGTCAAGGATGTAGCCGCCCGCTCGCAGCTCGCGGAACTTGGCGTTCACGCCTTCGATGATGTCCTTCACGATGCTGGGGTGCATGGGCTTGTCCACCGCCCACATGTGAGCCTCGGCGATGCTGTCGGCCAGCACCTGGGCGGTTCGCACAGCGCTTTCAAAAGCGAACAAGGGTTCCTCGCTGCAGGTGCGGGAACCCCAAAAGCGAAAGCCCTCGCGGTTCACCAGCGTGGTGACCTCGGCCGCATTCAGCACGCCCGCATCCGTGGCTGGGTTCTGCAAGTCCCAGTAGATGTCGCGGCTGATGCCCGTGACGCCGTTCACGGCCATGTTTGACAGGGTCTTGTGCCAGCCGATCTCCAGATCGATCTTGGCGCGCAGGCCCAGCGCGTAGGCCGTGGCCGGGGCGTTCACCGTGGCATTGGTCACAGTGCTCCAGCGCTGGAAGTCGGGGTGAATCACCATCAGCTCCCGCGCGCCGAAGTTGTCGCGGTAGTCGGTGGCGGCCTCCACCGTCTCTGCGCCGTTGGTGCCCACGTAGGCAAAGCCGCGCAGCTGCTGCGCGATACTGGCCAGCGCGGTGGCCACTGGCAGGGTGTCCAGTCCCGGCGCGCCCAGAATGCGCGGCTTGATGCCCAACTGCGCCGGTGCGGCCAGCAGGGCCTTCATGCCGGTGTACTGGCCGTTTGGCAGCACCTCGCCAATCACGTTGCTGGTGAGGTCTGCGGCCTTGGCTTCGGCGGTTTCGCCCACCCCATCGGGCACGCGCACCACCACGATGATGGGGCGGCACTGCTGGCTGATGGCGTCCAGCGCCGTGGCCAAGGTGCCCAGCGTGCCCGCCTTGCCCAGCGCGGTGAATACGTTGGTGACCAGCACGGGCTTGTCGTAGGGGAAGAAGTCGGCGTCCGCGTCGGACGCCGTGGCCACCAGGCCGATGATGGCGGTGCTGATGGTGCGGATGGGGCGAATGCCCTCGGTCAGTTCGATGACCCGGACGCCGTGGTGGTACTCAGTGCTCATGGTGTGACTTTCGTGGTTGTGGTGGATGGGGTGGCTTCTGTCGTCGCTTGATACGGCTTGGGCAGTTGTGCGCGCTGCAGTTCGGCCAGATGGGCCTTAAAGCAGTGGTCTTTCTGCCAAAAGAACAGGCGGTCTATGGCGCTGGCTGTCCAGCCCCACCAGCGGTGGCGCTTGGCGCGCATGCGGTGGGCACGTGCGGACAGCGTTTCGTCCGCGCTGCCTCCTATCAGCGCATTGGCCAACTGGTCAACGCCGATGGCCAGGTTCAGCAGGTAGGTTTTCATGGCGCGAGCACCTCAGCGGCGCGGCCTTCGGCCAGCACACCGGCAAGTTCAAGCGCTTGGACGCCGGCCTGTGTGGCTGGGTCGGCCAGATTGACGTGCTGCGCTTTCTCAAAGCGAGTCCACCAGGTGCGCATGGCAGTGCTTTGCGCCACGATGGTCAATACCGCTTGCATCTCCATATCTGAGAAGCGGTCCATGAACTGTTTGTGGGTCAATCGCTGCGGCGTATCGACCACCACGCTGTTACCCCACTCGAAAGACTGAACGGCTTGCGCGTCTTCCATGGCGTGAACTGCATCTTCGGCCACCGACGAGGATTGACGGATTGATTCGCGCAGGGCCAGCACAGCATCGATCTCGGCATAGGTTCCCCAGCCTGCGGCTTCACGCTCGCGGGCACGGGTCAGCTGCCAATCGGTGGCAGCTATGCGTTCTGCCGCCTCGGCCTTGACCTGGCTGACGCGCGCAGCTTTGAGCTGTTCAAGCGTGGGCGGCGCTTCTGGCTCGGCCGGCGCTGGGGCCGTGTCCGTTTCCAGCAGCCACTGTCCACCCATCCAGCGCACGCGCTGCTGCGGGCCAGGCTCTGGCGGTGGTGTCTCCGTGGTATGGCCTGGCAGCAAAAATACGTCAGGCTCCAGCGGGGAGCGGTCTGAATCGTCAAGCTGCAGAGGGCCACGGTAGTAGCCGGTGCCGGGGAAGTAGGAATAGACGGTTTTCATGGTGGGCTCAGAACTTGATGCACGCCATCAGCGCGATGTTTTTTGGGCGGGCCTCGGCGCCGCCGTCAGCGTCAACTGTCAGATCGTGGGTATGAATACCCCCGTAGTTCAGGCTGTCGGTCCCGCTGTACGTTGAATAATTTCTTTCAAGCACGTTGGCCCGCATCTGGCCGTCCTGCACACCTAAGTTGTTGGCACTACCTGTGTGCGTGTGATTGCCGCTGCTGTTGGCTGTGCCGGTATGGGTGTGGCTCTTGTTGGCATCGTCCTGGGCGCTGCCAAGCGCCCGGCCGGTGTCAATGCCGCGTCCATCGTCAAGGCCGCGCAAGAAGTAGCCGCGCAAATCCGGTAGGTTGAAGGTGGTGGTGCCATCACCCAACCCATAGCGCAGGTCGATTGCTGCAAACAGCGCCCCATAGGTGGTGCGCGAAACTGCCGCACCGTTGGCCTTGAGGTAGCCCGGCGGCGGGGTAGCCCCTGCAAAGTAGGCAACAACGCCAGGCGGCACGCGGGCGCCATCAACAAACCGCCGGGTTGCCGCCCCCATGGGGTTTTGCGGGTCATCCGCCAGCAACAGAGGCCCGGTTAACTCTCCGCCGGTGAGTGCCAGCACGGTGCCAAATCGATCATTGATGTCTGGCAGTGATCCTTCCAGCATCGTGCGCCAGGCTTCCAGCTCGGCCAGGCGTTGTGTCTTCCATGTCACCAGCGCTGCTAGAGCTTCATCGCGTTCGTCTGCGATTTCATCCAGCATGCGTTCGGCGCGCTCCACGCTGCCATCGACCGACTGTATTGCAGGTCCCAGGACTTCATTGATCCGTGTCAGTCCCAAATCCGACACCCTGCGCACCGCTTCTTCCCACGATATGCGCACGCCTTCCAGCGTGTCCAGCCGCAGGTCTAGGTCTTGCCACACCTGGTTGAAGTAGCGGGCGGACAGTGTGGTTTTACCGTCCACCATCCAGTAGCGATCAATGCGCCGTGGCATGGGTCAGGCTTTCGGTTGTGCCGCTGGGGTGGCGCTGCGCACGGCGTCGGGGTTGAGCGTTGCAAGCACGTCGCCACGCATCGTCACCTCGTGCCCTGGGTAGAAGGTTTGGCCGTACATCTCGACCTTGGCGGCCAACTCGACCTGATATTGCGTTTCTGGCTCGTATTTGGGCGGGGCTGTTTTGGTTGCCATGGTGTTGCCTTTTCCTTGGGTTGGTTGGTGGTGAATCGCTCAGGCCGCTACGTCTGTGCGCTCTACGATCACAAAGGGCTGGCTTGCCGGTGTTCGGGCGCCAGTCAACTTGATCTTGTAGGTGGTGATACCTGGGGCCGGCGCAAACGTGTAGCTGATGCGTTTGGCCTTGCCATCAGGTTCGTCTCTGGTAACTGTGGTCACCGGCGTGTAGGTGTTCGCACCCGATACCAGCGCACAAGCCAGCGTGTGGTGCGCGGCATCCCACTGAGCCACCACCACTTGTACTGTGATGGAGGTCGATGCAGAGGCCAGGGTGCGTTCTTTGCTCCAGTGCACCAGGGTTGTCGCGGGACGGCTTGCCGTCACCACGTTGGGCATCAGGCGCACGGCGGGCGCGATATCCTGCGTTCCCAGCAGCACCACGCGCATGGGCACGATGTCGGGTTGCACCGACAGGCGCATTTCCGGGTCGCCCAGCTTGTACCACTTGCCGGCCACCTGAATTTCGTACTGCACCTCGCATCCATCCGGCACCACCTGTGGCGCAGAAAGCCCAATGTCTGTCATGCCCCCGGCCAGGGATGCGCTTTGCATCATCACTTCCACCCGCGGCTGATTGAACTGCGCTGCGTACAGCGTGAACATCAGGTCTTTGGTGATGTCGCCCGAAAAGTAGTCGCCGTCCGTACCAAAGAACAGCGTGCCTTGCGTGAAGTCGTTTCCGCTGACGGTGGCCACTCGGTGGTCGCCCTGGGTGATAAGCACCAGCGCATAGCGCTTGCCGGCAGTCAGCAGCACCGGCGGGATGGGCAGGCTGGTTTCTGTGGGGTACTTTTTGAGATCGTCCCGAGGCAGGTTCACCTTTGTGAGAGTGGCGCCCAGGTCTGGTTTGCCGCCCACGGTCTCGCACACCGCCACCAGCACGTCACCAGTCGCTCCAATCTGGGTGAACTGAAGCCCCACCTTGGTCAACCACATGGCGTTCGCAGCCAGAAACGTCTGGCCAATCATGGCGCCGTTGTAGCTGGTGGTGACCGTTTCTAGCTCGTAGGCGGTCTCTTGCCGGCTGGTGTAGTAACCGTAGTAGCCGCCCCAGCCGTAGTTGTACCCGTAGTAGTTCCAGTACCAGCTGTTGTACCACCCATAGTAGTAGTTGTAGTTCCAGCCATAGTGGTAGTCCCACACCGTGTATGTGTAGGCGCGCAGGGTTTGGGTTTGAACCTGATACTGACTGATGGACAGATCACCGCTGTAGCCGGTGGTCTGGATGCGTGGCTTGCTGGTGAATGCTGGCAACACCAGATCGTCAGCTTGGCGGGAAACGGATGCGTCGTAGGGGTTGAGCAACGCCAGCCCAGCGCTCGATTGCGCAGCACGCGAAAACAGCAACCCGTTGGTGAGCATGGCCTCGTAGCCGATGGCGGCGGTGTCGGTCTTGCTGGCGTCTCCAAAGTAGTCTGCCTCGTAGCTGGAATATGCACTGGGCAGGTTCAGTTTGGCCTTGGTGCGCGCCAGGTCAGAGGCCAGCTCGACCATGCTTTGTTTGCCCACCAGGCTCTCAGTCTTGCTTGCAAGCGCCGCCAGATCAGAGGCAATGGAGCTGATGCGCGGCTCTGCTTGCGCGCGCCAGGACTCTTGCACAAACAGCCGCTCTGAGTGGTCTTTCAGTTGCGGTAGCCGGCTGCGCTCTTGTAGTTCTACCCGCTCGATGCCCGTTGGCGACAGGTAAACCAAAGCGATAGCCAGCGTCTCACTTTGTAGTGCGGGGGGTTGCGGGTCTACCGACTCTGTTCCCGGTTGCAAATTGATGTTGGCTTTGCGCAGCCGCGTCATGGCTACGGCCTGCGGCTCGGTGGCGCCGGTGGTCAGGTCCACCAGAAAATCACGCGGCTCCACTTCGGTGTCGGTTTCCTCTCCCCACACCACGACAGCCACACACTTCTTGGCTACCAAAGGAAGGTAGGGGAACAGGTTGAGCGTTTGCACCTGTTCGCTCGCGTACACCTTGCCGTTGTTGTAGTGGCGCAGCGCGGCCACGTCTACCTCGGTGGCGCTTTTTGCCGTCACGATGCCACCGGTAAAGTGCTGCGCCTGGCTCACGGCATCCTGAACCAGGTGCTGGTGGGCTTCACCGGCATACCCGCCGATGTGGTTCAGGTCGGCGCTTTGCAGCTCTTGCCGGTCGCGGAAGATGACTTGTTTTTCCATGGTTTCGGTACTCCGAGGTGTTTTCGTTTGGGTATGGGGTGGGGTCTTGCTCAGGCGCGCCACTCGCCCGCCGTTGCGCCCCCAGCGCGCAGCGTTTCGCTGGCGGCCAGCGGTTGTGTGACTGCGGTGTCGATGGCGATGCGATCAGATGCGCGTGCTACGTCGCGCAGTGCGGAAAGCGTGGCGTGGTAGTTGCTGCGGTCGCTCGTCAGCAGAAAGCCGCGCACGAACTGCCGTGCGGCCTGTGGGTTGGCTCGGCCAGGCATTGCGACTGACAGCTGGGCGTGGTGGGCTGGCATGGTCAGCCGCGATGCGTCGCAAAAGCTCATGGCGGCGCGGCGGCCCACGTCCAGTGCTGGGTCGAACAACCACATGCGCTTGTAAATGCGCTCGCGGGCGGTGCTGCGGCGCAGGTGGCCATTGACATGCTGGCCAGCAAAGATGCCCGAGGCCTGGCCACGTCCAGCGATCCAGTCATAGCGCACCGTAAGAGGCGAAAGTCCCGGCAAAACCGCCACACGGCGCAGGGTTTCGACACCGTCTTGGTAGGGGGTTTCCAGTGCCAGCCGGTAGATGCGTGCATGCGCGTCGCTGCGCGCAAGCCAGCGCACCGGGCGGCTGCAAAACCCAAGCATTCCGGCCTCTCCAGGGCGTCGCACTTCGGTATGCACTTCTGCGGTGCGCTCACTGCTGGTGGTCTCGCGCTCTATGGCTTGCAGGGGTGTCTCTGCGCCGTCGCGGTACAGGAAGGCCTGGGGCGCCAGGCGCAAAGCGGCATCTGTCTGCACGGGGTATGCAGCGCCACCGGGAAAGCAACCCAGCAGCATGGCACCGATGCGCTGGCCGCTCAGCCGCTGCGGGTATATGCGCAGCTGCGGATAACGTGCCACGAATGCATTGCGCTCGGCGGTGGTGAGCGATGCACCGGCGTAGGTTTTTGCGGGGGGCACTACGGCGGCAGTGATGGTTGCGCCGAACACGCCCGCCATGCTGCGCAGTCCTGCCAGGGTGCCCATCTGGCGGTGCAGATGCCAGCTGTTTGCCGTCAGCGCGCGGCGCTGGGTTTCATCGGCTGTGCGCGGCCATGCCAGCACGTCATTGCCCCATGCCAGCCATGGCAAGAGCGCAGCCGCAATGCCGCCAGCAGCGCTGGGGCGGTACAGGGCGGCCACCGTGCGTTCGGGGTGCTCCAAGGTGTGCAGGGTCTGCACCAGGGCGGTTTCCAGCGGGCTGCGGTTTGGCGGCAGCAGAAGAGCGGTGGTCTTAGGCATCGGTCGCCCTTGTGGTGAGCGATACACCGATGCACACGGCGATTTCTCCCGGACCTGCAACGACATTGGCGGCTGGCTGATCAAGCTGCACGTCTTTGATGGCGGTTTCCACCAGCGCGGCAGTAATGGCAGCGCGAGTTACGTCGCAGCCCTGTGTCTGGCAGCTGCGCAGGTAGGCGTTCAGCGCATCTCGCCGGCGCGAAAGCACCAGAGCAGGGTCCGGTCCTGGCAGGGTTTCAAGCACGGCCGCCACGGTGTAGGTGATCAGTCGCGGTGCCCGCACCACCACATGGTCGGTGAGTGGGCGCACATCTTCGGCACTCAAGGCAGCGGCAACGGCGCGTAGCAGTGGGCCGTCATTGGGCTCTGGCACATAGGTTTTGCCGGTGACTTGGCTTGCGCCAAACAGGGTAGTGCCTGCAGCAGCACTGGTTCCATCGGTGTCTCCAATGGCTACCAGATGCGGTGCAAGCACCGACACGGTGACCCGGCCTGGTGCCTCGCTGAACACCTGCACGTCACGCACGTCTGCGCTTACGCCCATTGCGTGCTGCCGGTAAGCCTGGGCAGGGCCTGCAGCGGCCAGCCGGTTGAATGCCTGCTGCACGCGGTGGCGCAACCGAGTGTCGTTTTCACCGGGCAGGCGCGCCACGCCGTAGTTGATGCCCAGTTGCTCCAGGTCTGTGCCCACGGCGTAGGCCAGCATCACAGCGCGGGCCGCTTCGTTGACGCGCTGACGCAGCATGACCTCTCGGTAGGCCATCACTTCCAGTAGCTTGGTCAGCGGCTCGCTCTCCAGCTCCAACGCATCGGCCGCTCCGGGTAGGCGGGACAGCAGCTCTGCCTTGATCTGCAGCAGTACAGCTTCAAAGTCCAGCGGCTGAACCACTTTCGGCGGTTCAACGGTGCTCAGATCGATCATGCTCATACGGCCGCCCTCATCTGCAGCGCCAGTTGCAGGCCCATTGGTTGGCGCGTTGGCAGGTATTCGCCCGCCAGGTCCAGCGTTGCCTGGCCTGCGGCTGGACCGCTGGTAATTTGCACGCGGGTGAGGCGCACGCGCGGCTCCCACCGCATTAGGGCTGTGGCCACAGCTGTGTAAATGCGCACGCGGGTGGTCGCGTTGTCGGGGTGGTCAATCAGCGTTGGCAGCAAGCTGCCGTAGCTGCGCCGCTCAATGCGTGTGCCAACAGGGGTGGTCAGGATGTCTGCAATCGATTGGCGCAGGTGGTCCATGCCGTCCAGCGTGCGCCCTGTGGTGCTGCTCATTCCTGGCATGTCAGCCCCCTGCGAAGGCATTGGGGGAGCCTTCAGCTACAGCGGTGCAAGTTGCGTCACCAATGCGCCCACACCCCCGGCTGTTGATGAATACGGTGCGGCTTCCGGTTGCGATTGGCACGGTGTGCGGCACGCAAGGGTCTGCAGGCAATAGGTGCGGCGTGTTCAGGTCGCCTTGTCTGCTCACAGCGATGCTGTTCACATACACGTTGGGCGAGCCCTCAGCGCGCACCATTCCCGTGCAGTGGGCTACCTCAGCGTCTCCGATGCGGGTAATGGCGGGCATCAGCCTGTTCCCTCACGGCGCAGCAGTTCCTGCAGCCTTGGCACCCATCCGCTTGGCTCGTTGTGCACTGTCTGTTCAAAAACGCGCTCGCTGCCGTCTGCGTCTGCAGATGTGTAGCGGATGGAGAATTTCACGTCGTGTGGATCGCGGCCAGGCTGAAAGCTGCGCACGCGCCCAATGCGCAGCGGTATTTCCTCCCAGCTTGAGAACGTGCGCTCAGCTCCACCCACGGTCACCACGAACTGATGGCCGCTGCACAGCTCAAAGCCGTAGTGGCCGCTCAGGACAAAGTCTTGCGCCTGCTGCAGCAGGGCGAAGCCTTCTGGCATGTACGGCTCCATGCTGATGAATCGACCTGGCAGCGCGATTTGCACAGGCTGGAACTGAAGCACGAACGCTGCATTGCAAGCAATGGCGGGGGCATGCTCTTGGCCGCAGGCGCACATGACTACTGCCCCCCCGTTGCTGGCAGTGGTTGAGGCGGGTTCAGCCGCTGGGCGAACATGTCGTCGGCGTTGATGTGCACTTCGGTGCCAACGATGTCCACGCGGCCTCGGCACATCAAAGTGAAGTCGCCAGTTTTATTGTTGTGCACCATGTGGTCGCCATTGGCCCAGGTGGTGCGGTGTTCTTCTGGCAAGTCGCTGTTTTGCGGGTATCCATCACTGAAAACGCCAAGCAGCACAGCGCCGTTGCGCAGGTCACCGCCTGGCGATACCACCATGCACTGCTCGCCTGCCGTGGGCGCCCACCACTGGCGGCAATCTCCAGCGCGCATCGAGAACCATGGGAGCCAATCGGTAAGCAGTTCTCCAGTCTTCACGCGCACGCGCGCCGGGGCGCTGTGGCGTACCTCTGCGATGGTCCCCATGCGCACAAGGTTCTCCATGCGGCGCACGATTTCCAGCGGTGATTCGGGTTGGCTGATGGGCGATTCCATGCCGTTGATGGTGCCCGCGTGCGCGCTGAAACGCACTTGTTTGCCGCTGTGTGCGCGCTGCACACATTCGGTATTTGCAGCGCCTTGTCCGCTACTCCGAGAGGTGCTTCAAAAGCAGGTCGCGCACGCGCTCGATTTGTGCGTCGGTGATGCCCAGCAGCTGGCGCGCCGGGTAGTCGTACTCGGGGCCGCCGGGCTTCACACGGTCGCGCAGTCCGAAGTGGTGCACGCGGGCGATGCGCTCGGCCCGGCCCACAAAGCCCACCAGGGCCTCGCTGGCTGTGGCGCTTGCCCTGAGGTGCTTTGCTGCGCGTAGTTTCTCCATCATGGGCCGCGTTTTTGCCTGGCCTTTTGCCTGGCGCTTGATGGCGCCGCGCCCGTTGCGCAGCCCGCTGGCCTTGCGAGGTTCCCAGCCGGTGCCGTCTGGCGCCTGCTGTGCCCGCATGTGCTCTACGTTGCCCGCGCGCAGCTCGCGCGCCACGGTGCGTGCCAGTGCGCGTTGCTCTGGCCCGCTCAGTTTGGCCAGAAGCGGTGTGACCCAGTCTTCCAGCCGTTGCAGGTCATCCACTTTTCAAACCCCCATCAGCGCGGGTCATGGTCCCATTCGGCCAGCAGCTCGTCTTTGAGCCACAGTGTCCAGTGTTCGTGCTGTTCGATGTTGCCGGGGTGGGGTGGCTCCGGCACGTGGATCACGTTCAGCCCGCCGTCCGTGCCTTCGCGCGGACGCACCAGCACGCGCTCGGTGAGATCCACTTCAATCGACAGGTCGATGGTTTGAGGGGTCAGGTATTCCACCTCGAAGCGGACGGCCTTCTCCCTCCGGTCCGGGTTGTCCATCAGTTCGGGCTGCTGGCGCTTGAGCCAGGCCAGCAGCGGCACCATGACCGCATCGGCGTGGCCGGCGTAGTCCAGCACGATCATCTGCAGCGTGTACGCGTATTCAAACGACATGGCTGCGGTACCGGTGGTGATGATGCGGCCAGCGCGTGCCAGCACCACCAGGCGTTCGGGGTCGCGCGCCAGCTCTGGCACGGCGGCGGTGATGTGCGCGCGCAGGCTACTGGGCTTGAGCATGGCGGGCGGCCTCGATCATTGCGCTGGCGCTGTCGTAGGCCCGCTCGCAGGCCTGGCCACGGGCTCGGGCGGTGTCAGCAATGTGCGCCAGCTCTCCCGCTCTGTTGTCAGCGCGTCGTTGCAGGTCGGCAAGCAGCTCGGCGGGGCGGGTGTCTGGCGTGCACTGGCCGGCAGCGGCGCGAGCCTGGGCGGCGGCACGGTGCTGGGTGAGGTAGTCGGCAAGGTCGCGCTGCATCCGGTTGCGAGCATCAACAGCACGAGCGCGGCCAGCATCAGCAGCAGCAAGGGCGGTTTGTGCAGCGGTATCGGTTTGGGCGATTTCGTCACGGTGTTTTCCTTCCAGGGTGCGGTAGTGTTCTGAGGTCTTGAAGGCCATGCGCGCGGCGGTGGCGCGCTCGGTCTGCAAGGTGGCTTCGGTGTTGGCGGTTTCGAGCTGGGCTTCGGCCAGGCGAAGGGTCTGCATCACCAGGGCGAAGCCCAGGCCCAGCCCCAGGGCGATGGCGGTGTATTTCCAGGCGTTGGCGCGTAGGGCTGTGAGTGCGGTCATTGCATTGCCATGCAGTCCGCATGCCTCTTTTGTTGCCGTGTCCACACGCCCTTGCAACCCTGCGTCCCCCAGTTTTGCGGCAGTCGGCAATCCCGGCCTGCTTGAAACCGCCACTGCAGCAGCGCCTGGCAGGCGCCAACGTAGTCGCCGCGCAGCAGCCAGGTGCGGGGGGACTTCGGTTTGTGCCAGTTGCCCATGCCGAACTGCCCGACGTGGTTCATGTACAGGTCGAACTCGCCGGGGTACAGGTACACGCCGGGCAGGCTGGCCTTGAAGCGCCGTTCCTCCGCGCTGTTGAGGTTGCGCGCCAGTTGCTCGGCCCGCTGGCGGGTGATGGGCGGGTCTGTCATGCGCACGGGTGTGCCGTCTTCGTAGCGGGTGGAGCCGTGGCCGATGGTGGGCACGTCGCCCTGGGTGGGCACGTAGGGGTGGTGCACCACCACGCCATCGGGCTGCACTGTGGTGGGGCCGTCGCCTTCGTTGGCTTTCCATGTGGCAAAGCCTGCGGCCGACAGCGTAAGCGTGGCCACCAGCACGCGGGCTGCGGTTTGGCGGGTGCTCATGGCTCTGCCCCGTAGGCGTTGCGCTTGGCGTTGCGCTCGGCACGTT